GACGCTATCTTTCTTAACAAATAAAAAAGACCTCCCAGTTTCTCGCTGGGAGGCAAGAATTTATAACCTAACAAAGGAGATTAAAATGAAGCATATACTATTTACAATTATGGAAAAAATAGTTGCCCCAACTTTGCTAATTTATTCAATCGCTGTATTGTTTATTTTATGGTATTATGGGTGGCAATATGAACCATTTGTATATATCGCCTACGCTGGTATTTTTGGGAGCTTGGGCGTCATACTATTAGCTGATTAATCAAAAGTCCCGTAAAAGCCGTATTTTGAGCGTTTACGGGCAAGTTTTTATTTAACCCTAACAAAGGAGAAAACAATGAGCAAACATATCGTAGAATCTTATGACGTCAAAGACTTCATAGAGATTCGTAATACTGGAAGATTTGGAGATATTCCAGTCGGTAATATGTTTAGTCCTGTAGTTCGTCAAGTTCTTGCTCTTTCTAAGAAAGAACATCAGTATATTATTAAGAACTTTGACCAGCTCTGCGCAGATTTTAATATCTGCCCAGACACAGGCGAACAGCAGTAACAAAGTCCCCTGTTTCACGTGAAACGGGGGCAAAATTTTACTTATTAGGACGACGACCAATTAATGTAAAAGTTCACAGGTAAGGCGCTCTCACGCATTATTCAAACAAACCTGCTCTCTGTGGCGCATATAAATTGGCTCAAATAAAGCCCCGATTTATTTCGGGGCTACCTAAAGATTTTTATTAACCCTAACAAAGGAGATACAATGAGTCACACGCCAAATGACGACAAACCAACTCAGTTAAGCCCGATTTTAGAAAATTCGGTTGTAACTAATATGGTTGTCAATTTTGAGACCAAGAGATTAAGAAAAAATGTTCAAACACTTCTTGATACTCTTGGAGATACTGACGTTTCTGACAAAAGCCCAGAATATAGACGGGGCTTTGGTTATGTAGTTATGTTGGTAATGCGTAGCTTGTCACAATAACCCCAACCTACGATTTAGTCCAGTTGGGGTTGGACAGCCCTCTCTTACTGAGAACCTACTAATAAACGTAAATTAGCGCAGACCAGTTATGAGAACAGAGAGGGCAAGATTTTATTTAACCCTAACAAAGGAGAAAACAATGAGTGAACGATACATAAACGGAGTCAATATTGAAGACTTAAATTGTGAAATGTGTGGAGAGAATATTGAAAATAACGGAGGTTATCTTCATCTCTCTCACGGCATTTTAGTCTGTTCTGGCTCTGAGAAAAATATTGATTGTTGGTGGGAATTTATAGACCAATATTCAAGTGAAGTCTATGACCTCGATTCTGTAGAAGAAGAGGAATTAGATGAGTAAATACAAAAAGCTAGTTGAGTCGATTCAAAGGAGCTGTGAAACAACTATAAGGTGTAATGAGAGAATAATGAAAGAACACTTTAAAGGTTATGACGGCAGATACTATGACGAAGAGAGATTAGAATATACTATACTTGAAATTGAAATAGAAGAAGCAGAAGCAATTCTTAGACAAATCAACGACGCTTTAAACCCTAAATAGTCGGTCAATTCGATTGTAAAACTAACGCTTGATGAGTTATAACTTTCTTGGTTGAAGACTAGCCGTAGAGAAAGTTTTTTTGATTCAAGCGAAAATTTCATTAACCCCAACAAAGGAGAAAATAATGGATAGACGCTATAAAGTAACGCAGGAAGACGTCAATAAAATGCGAGAACTTAGAGCTGACGGAAAAACATATAGAGAAATTGCAGAAGTATTTGAAGTTTCTCAGTCAGTTCCTCTTTATTGGTGTAATGCAGATTCAAGAAAGAAACAGAGAAAGAAAAACGCTGTTAGGCGTAGAGTATCTGCATCTGAAAAGAAGAAAGCAGTACAACAAGCAATAGAGATTAGAAAGAAGCATTTCAAGACAAACCCCAATGTCAAACTGCGCCACGCTATACAATCAGCGTTAGATGAAAAAAGATGTACTAGAAAATCAGTTCTAGGCATTGAAATTGAAGAAGCCAGAAAGCTACTAAAATCTGGCAATCTTAAACTCCCCAACGCCAAGATTGAATAACATAAATGCCCCCGAGAAATCGGGGGCGTCCTTGCTCACTTCTGAGCAATATAACCCCAAACAAAACCGAACAAAGGAGAACACAATGAACGAAATACAGAGATTCAAAGGAAATCTAAACGATTTTCTTCTCAAAACTCGTACACTTCACGACGGAGTTCAACACATTTTTAGGTTTCCTAATGACTTAGGAGCTAGTGTTGTTTGCCACTCAAGAAGCTACGGAGGAAAGCATTTCTGGGAATTAGCTGTCATTAGCTTTAGAAAGCCCTTAATGAGCCGAACAGATGAACAATTTGAGTCTGGTTGGTACATTACCTACGACACGCCAATAACTTCAGATGTTCTTGGTTGGTGTACCCCAAGAGAAATTGCTTCTACACTTCGAAGAATCAATCGTCTTGATTGACCTATCTAACTGCTCTGGTGTTTCACGTGAAACACTAGGGCAACCCCTCCCCTCCCCCACTTCTCTTCTATGCAAAAAAGCAGGAGCTTCAATCATTGGTTCACACCCCCGTATTATTTTAGACTTGATACTTTTTTTTCTATATTATTATTTATTAGATACTATTTTCAAAAAGCTGTAAAAAAAAATGGAGGAAAAATAAATTTCCCCCATTTTCCAACCTAACAAAGAAAGGAAAGGGTAATGAAAAAACCCTTGAATTACTCCCTTAAAAATAAAGTTTTATCTCTACAAAAACAATATTATTTAATTATCTTGACTATTTTGTAAAATTATTATTAAACTCTGTAGAATTACTTAACTTAATGAAATACAAAAATAACATAAACATTTTAAGGTGCGATACTTCAACAACTATCTTCTCATTAATATACCTCAGTTACTATCAATTAGTATTGCACCTTAAAGATTGGAGAACAAATGAAAATTGGAAAATTAATATCTGACCTAAATAAGATACAAGAAGAGTACGGAGATAAGGAAGTAGTCTTAGTTCAATATGGCTCTAATGTAGAGGGAAGCTATGATTATGGACATTTACTTACTGATAACGAAGAAGACAGACAAGACCAAAATGCAGAGCTTATGGCTAGTTATATGGACTTGACTGATGAAATAGAATTATACACAACAACAGAATAGGATAACAAATGAAACTATATGAAACAGATTATTTGCTTAAAGATAAAAATAATAACTATCAGAAATTTAGTAATGGAGATTATATAATTTATTCTGAAATGGAAAAAGAGAGAGAATTTGTATATGAGGGAGATAGTTGGATTAAAACAACAGAACTATCAAGGTATATGCAGAAAAAACTTATAAAGCAGATTTTAACAAACAAGGAGAACAAATGAAAAAAGACAAAAATGGAATACCTTATAATTTAGAAGTACCTATTTATTATAATGTACAAGACGGAGTATATATTTTAGAAATGGATACTATGATAGATGAGTTTAATGACAAATTAAAGTCATTAGATAGTCTTTGCGTTAAATTAAGAAAGGGGAACAAATGACACACGACGAAATACTAACTGCCATAGCTTTAGTTTTACTGCTAATGTGTATTTACTATGGACATAAGCTATACAAAACTATGGAAAGAAACATTGAACATCAGTATAAGAAAGGATACCTAGACGGACTAACTTATGCTAATGATAAATTCAATGAACATTTTAAACCTAATGAAAATGAGGTTTTATAATGCACTTTTATCCCTATGGTAGAACAATCCACTTCAGAAATAAAAAAACACAAAAATCTACAAATTGGTACAATGTGCCTATGAAGTCTTTGCGTGTTGGAGATATTTTTAAATTCAGAAGTCATCAAGGTTGTTTAAATATAGTGGTAGAGGTAATTGGAGATGAAATTTATTATATGAATAAATATGATAATTACTCAATTAAAAAGAAAGATAACTCTAGCTTACTATGGCATTGTTGGATTAATCCTAAACAAAATCACTTAGAAGAAAAATTTAGTTATTGGAAAAATCCAGAAACACTAGAAGTTACAAAATATATAGGTTGCTTAAAAAGTAGGAGGAGCGATATGGAATATAATGACAAACAAATAAATTCTATGATTCTTTATTTAAGAGTCAATCGTGTTGCAGAATTGCAATACATAGATAGAGAAATTATTAATACAGAAACTACTTCTGTTGATACTGGAGACTTAAAGCTATATGATTATATGAGCAGTTCACATTTGAGCGTAAAACAGCTCATTTCTGCAGCTATTGAGTCTGGCTGGACAGAAGATTGGAAAACATAAGGAGAATATATGAACAAAATAAATGACTTTTATATGCTTGATTTATGGTTAAAAGAAAACCAAAGGTCTGTTACTTGGTTAGCAGATAAAGTTGGCGTATCAAGACAAGCTGTTTATATCTGGAAAGACAAAGGTCAAATTCCAGAAAGCAGAAAATATGCAATATGCTATGCTCTGCAAGAGGACTATGGGTATCTCTTTGAACAGCATTGAAATATACATCATAACAGCTACGATACTATTAATGGTGTCGGGGTTTAGAGATTTAGGAAAATGGTCTGAAGACCTTAACAAAGGAGAGAAATATGACAAAGAGTGAGAGTATTAAGAATCTATCTGCTGCACAAGTGAAAATGCAAAAAGAACTTAGAAACTTAGAGCTAAATGCACAGGGTTTTAATTACAAGTATGCTTCATTAGACCAGCTATTAGAATATGCTCGTAAAATATGTACAAAGCACGGATTATCGTTTGTACAAAACCCAATCGGTACTGAGACTACTATCGGATTAGAAACTATCTATATGCACGAATCTGGAGAGTTTTTAATGGGATACTTAGAAAGCCCTATTGGTGGTATGAAAGGTATGAACGTATATCAAAGTTCTGGAAGTGCAATTACTTACTTCAGAAGATATGCTTTGATGAGCTTTTTAGGTGTGTTTGGAGAAGAAGATTTAGACGCTTCAGATAAAGGCAGAGCGCCAAAACCTAAAGCTAAGACTATACAATCAGATGACTTGCCGTTCTAATGAGGGACGCAATAGAAGACATTTTCGATTGGTCTGTAATAATGGTTATCTTTATGATAATCTTGTTATGGGTAGTATTGGATATAAATAGATTGCTTTATACAGCTTGGGAGATGTTCGTTGTTGGATACTAGCTTTATAAAACTCTATAGAAAGATTCAAGATAATTGGATATGGGATAATCCATTATACCTAAAATGTTGGATTGATATGTTGATGAGGGCAAGTATAAAGCCCTCGTCAATGTTGATTAACAATCAAATTGTAGAGATTAAGAGAGGAGAAATTGTATTCTCTCAGAGAAATTTTGCAAAGCGTAATGGTATGTCAAGACAGCAATTAAGAACATTTTTGTCTAAGCTGACAAAAACAAATATGATTCAAGTAAAATCTAACCCAGAGGTAACCCACGTTATTATCGTCGGATACTCAACCTATAATGATTATAAAGTAACCCAGTCCCAACCCAGAGCTAACCCTATTATAAGAAAGAAAGAAAGTAAGAAGAAAGAAAACAAAGACTTTGAAAGATTTTGGGAGCATTATCCAAAGAAAGTAGGAAAGAAGAAAGTTCAAGATAAATTTGACGCTAATGATTATCCTATTGATTTGATTATTAAGAACATAGAATTACAAAAGAAGTCAGAACAATGGCAAAACAAACAATATATACCAAATCCAGAAACCTATCTAAATCAAGAAAGGTGGACTGACGAGGTATTGTTACCTGTTGAAGATGATGAACCGATTTACGTTTATCGATGTGACAAATGTAATAAAACAAAGACAACATCGGAATATAGAGATTTATATGTTTCGTGTTGCGATGAACAAATACAACCAAGAAAGGAATACAAATGAGTGATTTATTATTAAAGACTCAACAAGAGCTACATAAAAACACAACTAAATGGAATAGAATTATTGAAGATATTAAACAAATTAATTTCATTAAGTATAAGACAAACAAAACTATTATATTCATAATAGAAGATATTATTAAAGAGGAGTTCACAAATGAAGATTAAAGATAAGGTACAGAAAGAAATAGAAATGCAGTTAGATATGATTGCTGCTAAAGTAGACGAAATAAACGAATTGGCTATGGGTTATACAAAAGACCAGAAAGAAGAATACATAGACCATTTTATTGATATTCAGGAGGAAAGCAAAGATGATAAAGTTCACAATGGCTGAAGATAAACAAGACCCAGATGATATGCCTGTTTGTGGATATTGTGGCATAGAAGAAGTTTATATGAAAGATTGCGATTGCTCTGAAGAAGTTATGACTTACTTTGACTTTAAAGAAAAAATGGTTGAAGAGACAATGGGCAACAAAGATGAATATGATTTAATACTAGACGGGAGCAGATGTTGAAGCTCCCTAAAGTAGATACTCAATGGAGTATTAAAGTAGAGGGTAAGTTGAACAAAAACAATATAATCTTCCATACTAATAAGTATCAAAAACTTTATAAAAAAATGAAAGAATATAACGATTTTATTAAAAAACCAAAGGAGCAAGATGAAACC